AATTTCAAACAATTTTCCTCATTCAGTTCATAACTTTTACATTCTTTAGGAAAGATTGCACAATGTAATAATCTTTTGCTATCAAAATCTATCGCCGGTTGAGGAGGACACATAGAACATAGTTCTATTTCCTTAATTGTAGGATCATATAATCTTATATTTAAAAGTTTTGAGAATGTTTTCATGTTCTCTATATTAAATGCCTTTTTCTTTATAATTTTATACCAGAAAATGTCTCTTAAAAATCCATTATCTTTAAAAAAACTATAATTTTTAATAATAGAATTTACAACATTTTCCGTGGTTACTATAACATATTTTCTATTTTTGACCTCATCAAAATGTAGATTATAGAATTTTACAATATCTTTATCTATTATATCAAAAATTAAATGTTCATTATAGTATACATTATTTAACCAGTCAAAATCACGAAGCCTTACTAAACCGTTACTCATAATTTGTATTTTTTTTACATGTTTAGTATTATAAATGGTTTTATATACATCATCTAAATTGCTTACAAGTCCGGGTTCACCTCCGCATAATTCTACCATTAAATCTGTATTAAAACAATTTAAAGAGTATTTTAAAAAGTCCACATCAATTTTTACTTCTTCATTAACTTCTTTTATATCACAATAGTAACATTTTTGGTTACAATTCATCGAGAGAAGCAATTCAATAAAATACATTATTCCTCATTAATTTTTATTTTATTTTTATAACTTCTTATAGAGCTTTTAATAACATCTTTTATCCAGTTTTTATAATTACCCGGCATTTTTTCTATTTTTATTTCTTCTATCCACCAATTTTGTGGTTTTAATAATCTATTGATTTCTTTATTAGTATACTGATTTTTTATTCTATCTTCTTCTGATCTCCATATTGTTTTATATAAAAATATAATCTTATCAACTTCGTTAATAGAAAAATCCCCAGTTCTTTTTATAATAATACCTTTTTTTATTAAACTATCTCTCAATTCTCTCAATTCTTTTATTTTTTCTGAACCTATTATATTATAAAAATCTTCTTTTAATTTTTCCGTTTCTTTATAAAAAACAAAAGGCTCAATTTTTACTGTTTCAAGTATCATTTTTAAGTCTCCTATAACTATCAAAAACCTCATCTATTGTATAGTCATCGTTCAATCTTCCTTTTCTCCAACATAAACCTTGTTCTGTAAAACACTCTAATATACATACCATTAACCTCTTATCTTTCATAAAATGATAACAACATGTTTTACCTTCACATTTAGGTTCAGTTCTACCATCCAAAACAACATTTTTTTCTTGTTTTTCAATAGGAATATAATAACTTAATAATCTTCTTATATCATCAGTAGATAAAGGCAATCCTTCAATTAAATATGAACTATTATGACTTTGACTTCTAAATTTAACAAATCTAACTATCTGTTTATACTCATCTGCTAAACTTAAAATATCTGGTATAACACTTTCATTTAAAAATTTTATAAGAATACATGATAACATTACTTTACCTATGCCATAAGTTTTAAAATTATCAAGACATCTTATTTTTTGTAAATATAAATCTTTACCCATAATTATTTCATATAATCTTGAATCTTTACCACCACTTACATCTAAATTTAAACGTGTTCTCTTACCTTTAATTTTAGAAAATTCTTTAGTATATTCTTTATCTTCTGCAAATTTTTTACCGTTTGTTGATAAAACAACAGTATGATCCATATTATTTGCTATTTCTATTAAATCAAACAATTTTGGGTGAAGTGTTGGTTCTCCTCCTACAAATATCAAATCTGTTGGTGTTGTTAATAATGCACAAACATCTTTAAAATAATCTAAAGATATATCTTTGCTTTTCAATAAATTTTTACTATAACAAACATTACAATTTTGATTACACTTTCCTGTTATATCTATAAATAATTCTTTATAAGTATTTTTTGTTATTTTCATTTACACATTTCTCCAAAAAAGGTTTCTATATTATTTTTATCCACAAGTTTTCCTCTATACCAGCATTTTTTAGACTTTTCTGTTGCAAACCCTATAATTCCTATTTGAAGCATTTTATCTACAGTAAAAAAATCACAGTCGCCACAGCATTTTATGGGATCTTTTACTATTTTTTTAATAACTACATCAGGTGATAAATAATTTTTAACAACTTTTGATAATTCAGGCACTGTATAAGGTTCCATATCAATATAATCACCAACTTTAGCCATAGTTCTAAAATGTAAATATCTTATTCTTTTATTACACCTATCGTATAAATCTAATAATTCCTTTATAACATTTTCGTTTTTATTTTTCAGTATAATAGAACCTATTGTTATTCTTTTGAAATCTGTTGTCAATAAATTTTCTAACGCTTTTTTCTTATTTTCTAATATGTTTTTACCATTTATTAGTTTATAAGATTCAACATCTGATAACCCACCATCCATTGATATACCCCATAATATATTTGGATCAATGCTTTTTAATCTTTTTAAAAAGTCTATATCTTCTGAAATTTTTATACCATTTGTTACTATAGATACAATATGGCCATATCTTTTAGATATTGATATTATTTTATCTATATTAGGATGAAGTGTTGGTTCACCTCCTAAAAATCTAAATATAACTTTTGATGGCAATTTTTGACATACATAATTAAAATCTTCTATATTCCATTTTTTTTCTTTCATATACTTGTTATCACCTTGATAACAAATAGGGCATCTCAAATTACATTTATTGGTTAAATCCACATATAATTGTTTATAAGTATTATTTTCTATTTTCATATATAAAATTCCACCGTATATTGTTCTACTCCTTCTATAAAACTTTTATTATCGTTTACTTTATATTTTAAAGGATATAAAAATTTTCGTACTTTCTCTTTTTTCCATAATCTTAAAATTCCTTTATCCTCTTCGTTTATAGTTGTTATTATTAAACTATGTTGTTTTTTTACAAAATCTACCCAAATCCATTGATTTAATATCATGTAACGTAAAAACAATTGCTTATGTCTATGTTCTCTCAAGGTAAAATATCTTTTACCCATTATTATTATATCATCATTATATATTTCCGAACCTGATATTGATACAATTTTACCATTATAATATACAGGTGTTATTATTCCTCTATTATTTTTATATTTATCAGTTTTTAATATTCTATATATTAAAGAACTATTACTAATTCCTGTTGGATCCATATTTCTTTTTATATGTTTTTTTGTTCTATCCTGACTTATAGCAGTATAGCAAAAGTCTTTGATTTCTTTTATATTATCTACAGGATTATACATTATTTTTATATCATACATTATTTTATACCTATAACCATATATCTATCATATTCAATGTTATTATATATTTTTATTGAATTTTTATATAATATATCATTTAAATTTAACGAATTTATGAATTCATCCAAATTACTAACACAAAACTTATGATCTTCTATATTTTTATTATTAGTATTTTGTAGAACGACAATTTTACCTTTTGGTATTAATTCCAACCATTTTACATAATTCATGTGTTCACAAGATGTATTTATTATAACATCATAATCATTATATTCTTTATAATCAAACACATCAAATGTATCTGCGGAAAATCTTTTATCTTTAAAAATATACTCAGATATTTCTTTACAACTAGGATTTTTATCAATGGATTTTATCTTTCTTACATTAGGCATTCTAATTAAAAATCGAGTAAACATAGAAGTCCAACCAGCACATATTAAAACATCTATGTCTTGCTTAATATGCGATTTTAATACATTGTACATCCAATTTTTACATCTATATTGACTATAACAAAAAGAATCTCCTATTTCTTTATTATTTATTATAAGATTATATAAAGACTTTAAACAATTAGTACCCCATATTTTTTTTAATTTATCAAGAGACATATTATGATAATGTGATAGTTTTTCTAATCCAGCTAAACTTATAAAAGGAAATCTATTCTTATAAAAATAATATGTGTTTATTATATTTTTTCTTATTATTCTATCAATGTCCATTTCTTTATATTTTATATCTATAATATCATCTTGGTCTTTATAACCACCTCTACATGATAGATTACATCTTTTTATATTTTCTTTATTTTTCTTGATATATTTGAAAAATTCACTATCTAATGCTTTCTTTATTTCTTTTAATTCATTACTTTCTTTACTATTTTTCATTAAATTTTTAAGTTCATACGGTACATGTAGTATGCCAATATTCTCTCTATCTAACATTCTACAACATGGGTAATAGTTTCCATCTATATCTATTGCCAAAGCACCTAAATCTAACTCACATATTATTTTATCTTTATTTTGAATACTTTTTTCACTTCTATTCATTATAAAATAGTTCAGTGGTTTAGAAAAATCACCATCAATCTCATATTCCCAAGAAGCTTTTAAACTATGTTTTTGTACTCCAATTTCTTTAGATAAATTTTTTATTTCATCTACATCATTTTCGTTATATTTAAAAACTATAGTTTTTAAATATAATTTACCACCAGCTTTAGTAAAAGATTTCATATTACTTACAACTTTATTAAAACATAAACCTACTTTATGTTTTTCATGATTTTTACCAATACCATCTAAGTGTGATGTAACATGTGTTAATGATTTACCTAAATTAAACCACCATTTTTCATCATGGGTCCCCATATTTGAATATAGATGTACATCTATATTTTTTTCTTTAAATATTTTTATAATCTCTATAAATTGTGGATGTAATGTAGGTTCACTATTATAACTAGATAAATATATTTTTGCAAAATTTGGTAAATTTTGTATTATATTTAAATCCATATCTTTTATTTCATCGGGCGTATGGTTTTGTCTTACACAAAACCTACATTTAGCGTTACATCTATTTGTTATATTCATTTCCGATATAACAAATTTATTATAATCTATCATTTATAATATCCAATATTTCATCATCATCTTTTAAAACTATAGAATCAAAATCTTCTATTGTATCTTTATATCTATAATACGCACCATCTTTTATATTTTTATTATATTCGTAAAATTCTAGTTTTTTATCATAAAAAACACATTCAGGTATTATACGAGGCGAGGGATCTTGTCTCCTATTTGATTGAAAATATATAAAACTATTAAATGAATATAGATAATTATTTATTGGTGCAATAATAACATCTATATTACTACTAGCCATATCTCTATAGAAATGATAAGTGGTAAATTGAGTATATATTATATATTTTTTATATTCAAACTTTTTAATTGCTTTATATATAGCATCAACACTTTGTAATTTATGTCTTGTGGCCATATTAATCATACACGCATTATCAACTTTATCTTTATCAATATTTTTAAATAAATTAAAATATAATTTTTTTTTATAAGTTATATGATTATAAGGCTCTAATACACCAAAACATCTATCATCTCTTATCATTTCTATTTTATCTTTTAATCTACCATTAAACGCCTTTGTAACATAATCTGAATCAAATGTTGTTTCATGAAACATTAAAGCCCTATCATATTGTATTATAATAGGTTTTAATATAATCTGAGACATAGAATATGTAGATGTGGAAATTAATAACTTACATTTTATTCTTATTAGTTTTAAATCGTGAAATTGTGATATTAAATGTAAATCACCATCATAATCTAAATCAACTATATCTATTTTATATCTATCTAAAATCGCATCTACCATCTTATAATTAGGCAAATCCGTGGATATTACAGCACAAACTTTATATCCTTTATTTTTTAAAAATTTATAATATTCAAAAGCATCATAAGCTGACCCAGACATATATGGAGCAGCATAAAAAACACATATATCATATTCTTTCATTATTCCCAAGGCCTCACATTATATTTTTTATTCATCATATATTCTATTTTTTCTCTATCTTCACTATAATATAACAAATAATCTTTTAAACCATCGTTCCATTCATAAGGATTATCAAACCAATATATTTTTTTATTCAATAATATAAACTCAAATATTAATCTACCAAATTGTTCATAATAAGAAACTTCAGGTTTCTTATTGTAAATATAACCACTAAAATCAAATATGTTATAATCATTAACTATACTTAATTCTATTGAATTAGGATATTTATCTCTTATAAACTCTGATATATTTAAATATCCTATATCAGGTAAGTTATAAAAATTATGAGATCTAAAAAATATTTTACCATTATTTTTATAATCAATGTTTTTTAACATATTAGTGTTTATTTTTTTATAAAATACATATGAACTTAAATCACTATATTTCTTATCCCATATAACTTTATTAGAAGGTGGCATAAGAAATATAATTTCTTTAAATCTATGAAAATTTAAACAATCATACATATTGATATTAGGATAAAACATTGCTCCTTCTCTTTCATTAAGAAACAATGTAAGTTCAAGATTATCTAATACTATACCTTTATCTGCTATGATTCTTTTTCCATCAATAAATGTTGTTACCAAACTTTTAAAATCCGTCACAATACAATGTTTTATATAGTTTATTTCTTTTATAGTATCAATATCATTAAAACTATATTTTCTATATGATTGTTTTACTATATTTCTATTGATATGTACTTTATTACATAAAAATTTTATATTATATTTCTCATAATCATGTAAATATTGTTGGAAATCCAATAAACCTATAACAGATCCATTCATTCCTCTGTGGTTTGATATTATAGATATTTTTTTCATTTTTTATATAAATTTTGTAACTTATTAATAATAACATAAATATCTATAAAATGTAAATATAAAAAAAATATGTTTACATTTCCAGGAAATATGTTATAATGAAGGAACTTCGCGGGGGGAAAGAAGAATACCTCCAGATTAGATTACCTCCTTTAGTATCCAATCTACCATATTATTATATTTCCTCCTATCCATTATATTATTAAAATTATTATTTAATATTTTATTATACCAATTTTTCCATACATTAAAATTTAATATATTTCTATCATATTTTATACAATCTTCTATATCATCTATACCATCTTTCCACCTTCTACCACCTATATTTGGTAAATGTATTTTTTTACCAGCTTGTATTGCTTCACATATTGATGTAGGAAACGGATCAATATATAATGTTGATTTAGGATATATATAATATGTTATCTTACTAAAAAATTCTTCTCTATCAGTCGTATGTTGCCAATTTTTTCGTTTAATAAATTTTCTAGGTATATCACCCATTGTCATTATAGGTATATCGTTATTTTTATATGAATCTAAAAACCATACACATGAATCAGTGTTTAACCAAGGTCTATAATAAAAACCTATTAACTCATTTTTAGGTTCATGTGTAGTTTTGATATTTGGTATAAAAGGTATGTAATTTTTTATATTTTTATGGTTTTTATAATAATAAAAACCATTTGTACATGAGTTATATAGAGGTACATTATATTCATTTCTAATAAATATAGTATGTTTTATATCTTTTAATGATATAATATTTATACCCATATTATACAAATGAGGTACTTGTGTTATTAATACTACCTTTTCATAATCAAGTACCTCATTTTTTAAATTTTTAATTTTAGTATTTTCTTTTAGTTCTATATAATTTGGAAACTCTTCTTTTAAATCTTTTGATGTCGTCCATGAACCTCTTTTTATTTTTTTAAATTTTTTTGCTATAAAAAGATATTTTTTATTCAAATGATTGTAAATACTCCTTCCATATATTATTCAATTCATCGATAGATTCCGCTCTCTCTATTTGTTTTTTATAATTTTTATATATATTATACCAAGTATAGTTTAAAAGCATACTATCTCTAGCTTCTAAAAATAATTCTAATTTTTCTATTAATTCTATATCGCCTGTTTCTATTATTTCTAAATATTTTTCTGTTCTATTTTCATTAGTTATTATATAACCTCTTTCTATTAAAAAATTATTTAGTAACATAAATTCAATTGAGTGAAAAATCTCAGGTAAAGAAATTCTTGATGTTAACACTTCCTTACCTTTTGTAAGTTTTCTTTGTCTTTCAATCTCTATTACATCATATGGTTCTTCTATTAAATCTTCCTTTATCAAATTACCTTCATAATTTTTTGGTATAAAAATCCTATGAGTTTTTAATCTATCTCTAACATATAAAAACAAAGGTTTCATATCATCATCAGACATGTCCATAACACCATCATGATCTCCTGAAATATCATAACCATCCGGTATTATGGTTGTGCCTGTTACTTCTAATAGATCTACTCTATCAAATATAATAAAAAGTTCTTTAGCCATTATTTTCCTCCAACTTTTTTATCCTCCCATCTAATTCTTATACAAAAAAACCATAATAAAAATTTATTATTTTTTGATGGTTCTATTTTATCGTTATATTTGTAATTACAAGGTTTTAATTTTTTTTATGAAATTTAATATAAACATTATGATCCACCTACTAATGTTAAACAAGTACCACCATAATTACAATTGCAGGTGCAAGAATAATTACAATTACAGGTGCAATAATTACAATTGCAGGTGCAAGAATAATTACAATTGCAGACACACAAACTTTCATTGTAATTTACCCAAGCTCTTAGAGCCGTTGTACTTTCATCTTGTATTAAATTACCAGGAGACAAAGTACCATAACCCATATTTGTTTTATATGTAGAATTATATGTAGTCCATCCTGTTGGATATAACCTTCTCGCGTTATCTCGCAATCGCCTATAATGAATTCCATATACTCTATCATTAGTATCCATAACTCCATACATACCGGATACACCACGAGATCTCACAGATAATTCTTTTATTATAGCAGTTCGTAACTGGTTAAAATGTGTGGATTTAACATATATATTTGTTGATAGGGTCGGATCCGTCCAACTTGTAAGTGGACGGGGACCAATATATCCAGCGTGATAAATACATTGATTACAATGACCTGTACAAGCCATTTATTGTCCTCCTAAATCTAACTTACTTCTAAATATTTTTATAAATTTACCTATTTCTTTAAAATATCTACATAAAGTTTCTTGATTATCATAATCTCGCCATTTTTCAAAATAATCTTGTTTCTTACTTAATTCATATTTTGTAACATTACATTTCATACAGAAGTCTGCATCACACTCTTTACATGTATTTGGTATATATTTATTATTCTTTTGAAAAACTTTGGAAATTTTAGCAATATTTTCAATAGAAGCATCTTGTTTTATGTTCGTAATAAAATGTTCATCTTTGTTTAAATATAAACACCCATGACAAGGATACACATTACCATCATAATCAACTGCTATGTAATGTTGGCCAGCCGAGCATAATGCTATATTTTTATGCAACCAAGAAAAGAAGGGTCTATGTCCTTTTTCTTTAATATAAACCAATTCTCTCGCAACTAGTTTTATTAAACTATTTCTTAAATCTTTTATAAAAATTTCAATTTCAGATTCTGAATATATTTCCGATGTAAAATATTCTATAGTAGGATTATAATTTTGAGATTTAAAAAAGGATGGATTATTTTCATAAGTATGATATTTTATATCATCATAAGCATATACCATATATTTAAAATCTTCGGGTGTTATTACAGATTTTATAACATATGGTATTTCATTAGAATTTAACCATTTTATTGTATCAACAACATCTTTTGATGTGTCTTCTCCCTTTTTATTAACTCTATGTTTATTGTGTATTACATAACCATCATATGATATTTGTATACATATTTTAGGATGATTGCCTAATGCTTTATCTTTTTTATGCCCATTTAAAAATGTTTTTAATTCTGATATATTATATCCATTACTAAATATAAAAAATTTAACCTTTTCATTATCATAAAAAGCATTAATTATATTCATCAGTTCAACTGCTTTTAATGTAGGTTCGCCTCCCCAAAAATTTATATTTAGCATATCATAATTATTAATAAAAAAATCACTGGCAAGAAATTTATTAATCCATTTAATAAATTCTTCAACAAAATCTTCTGATATGCTTCCTATTTCAGTTGGTTCAAAACAATAATCACAATCTAAATTACACAATCTAGTCATGTTTATATCTATATGGTACATTTTTAATGTATCATCAATTTTATACATTTTCTTCCACCTGATTTAATTCCATTCTCGCTTCTTCTATTGCTTCATCAATTTCACGTTCTATTTTATCGTCTTTATCATATATTTTTTGTTCATATACAGTCATATCATGTATTTTTCCATTTTCATGTATACCAAACTTTTCCACATCGTTTTGTATTTCTCTCTGCATTTTATCTGCTATTCTATCTGCTATAAATAAAATCATATCAGAATATTCATTAAAATCATCTTTTAAATCCATTGATATATTTAATAGACTTTTTACACATAAATAAATTCTTCTATCTCTTTCCATTTTAACTCCTTAGTAAATTTCTTACAATCTTTTTGAATGTATTTGTATTTTGTACTTCTTCTATTAATCTACCTGTTTCTGAATATAACAATTTTAATAATTTACATACATTATCTATGGGCACGCATTCTTCTTTTTCAACTTTTAAACCGTTTTGTAATTGAGAAAATGTACATCCAGCATTACAAATAACTTTTAATTTACACGTATTGCATTTTTCATATGTTGAAGGATCAAATATTTTTGGATTAAAAAATAAATTTATTGATTTTTTATATTCAATTTCTTTTATTGTATCATATAATATATGAAAATTTTCACTACCAAATCGTGCACAAGGATAAATTTTACCATCTGGCATGAATCCTAATCCACTATTTCCCGCAAAACATCCATGTTTTCTTTTACCAAATTTTCTACCATAATATGTATCAAGAAAATATAAACCATACCATCCTATTAATGTTTCGTTTCCCTCTTTTATGAGTTTTATATTTTCATCTGTTAAGTCTTTTAATTCTGTTTTAAATATTTCAACATCTTTATCTGACCATATATCATCTCTTATTATTGTAAAATCAGGACTTTTTATACCAAACACATCTCTAAACCATTTATAGTTTTCAACCATTGTTATGTTGTTTCTAATTGGACCTACCATTACTTTACAATTTCTCATATTTAAAATAGACTTTAAATTTAAATATGTTTCAACGCTTGGTAATCCGTTTTTTAAAGGTCTGTTTATATCATTCCATAAACCATCAAAAGATATTGATAAACTTACGTTATTTTTTCGTAAAAATTCTTGTCTTTCGGGTCCTAATGCTAGTCCATTAGTTGCTATAAAAATACTCGAACATTTTTCATCACGCATAAAAATAGGCACAGAATATTCTATTAGCTCCCAGTTTATTAAAGGTTCTCCACCAAAGTAGGCAGCTACATAGTTATCAGCACCGTGTAATTTCATTAAATTGGGAAGTATTTCATAATGTTTATGAAATACTTCCTTTGTCATTTCTTTAGGTCTTTTGTTCATATAACAATATGAACAATTTAAATTACATTTTTCTGTTATAACTAATTGAAATTGAAAAGTTTTCACATTCACCTCGTATAACAAATTATACAATAATATATAATATTTGTAAACTTTATAATTTTAATAAACAAGTGATTAATTTTTCACTTTCTTCATTATTATTTTCTAAAGATATTGCTATCATATCATTTTTTGCTAAAGTTACTCTTCCATATCCATTTTCAAATGGACTTATTTTATCACCTTTTTTTACTGGTCCTATTACTCTTACAGGAGTTTTGCCAACCAAAGCTATAGGAACACCAGCACTTTCAGCATTTAAAACAATACCTGGTTTATCAGATACTATACCTGATACTAAATCCCATGGATTTTTAATTTCACACATTTCTGAGTTATCATTAGTATTAACCTTTAATATTGTACCTACAGTATATTCTTTGTCTAATAGATATTTTTCTGCAATATCAGCATATGTTGCTGTCGTTGATAAACCAACAAAGTTTACGGCATAAATATTAGCATATCTATAAGATGAGTGTCCTAAATTATATGTAGCATCTACAGTCGGTCTTATTGTACCTGCATGTGTATCATTTGTTGTTCTATCTATATATCTATCATTACCACCAGTGGTTAATGCTTCCCAGGATGCACTTCCCCCCATATAAATATACCCATTACTAATATTATATATCATTCTACCTCTATCTGCTGAGGTCCAAGTAGGTAATGATGATAATCTCTGGATCCACATTTTACCTAATGTATCTATTTCATGAAATTGCATTATTCATCTCTCCTATCTTCAAGAAATTTTACCTCTTCATCCGATGAGGACATATCTTCTATTTCTTCTTTATCAAATCCTAATTCCAACTTATCGTTTATGGCTCCTATTATTTTACCAGCATTTTTTATAACCTTATTTCTCATATCATATGATGCAGCAACTGAATGTAAAGAATTAGTAGATACTAATGCCATCATTTCTGGTAATATTTGAAAACCACAATTTTTAGTAATTTTCATTTCACCAGTTTCGTCATTTTTTAAAACAACTTCCCACCAAACGGGACAACCAAGTTCACCATTTGATTCCGGACATTTTGAACATTTAAATGCTTTTTTATAATTCATAATTTTCTCCCTTAAATATATACAATTTCAAATACTTATATTACACCTTGTAACGCCTTTCTTAATTCATTCATACTCTTAAATCTTCTACCTGAAATATTACATTTTTTAGCCCTTTCATATTTCATTTCCCTTAAATAATCTGATAAAGGTCTATACATATCACCAAATGTAATTCCTGAAATGGATTCTTTATATTCTCTTGAATATTGAAAACCATAAATTATATCTACAGGCGGCAAGACTTCTTCTAAGGCTTCTGGTAAAAAGGCTTCTGGTAATTCATAAACATAAGGTTCTGTATAATCACCTGTGCCGAAATCATAAAAATTCCATTCAGGTTCATATTTTTCTTTTAACATTTGTATAATAGTAGATTTACCTTCACCAGGTAGAGCATAAATTGCTATTTTTTTATATCTTTTCATTATATTCGATAAATTTCTGAAATGCATCAACTTTTCATCAATTTTTGGTTTTGACATTCTAACTCTCCTTTTTAATTATAAACACCTACACACATTCTAAGATTTTTAGGTCTCCATGTGCCGTCAAATGTATGTTGATGGTAACCTGCATATGATATTGTGTGTCTATGTCCTGTAGTACCGCCTGTACCTGATATATCAGATCTACCAGCGAATATGATATTAGATGTTGGACCACCTGTTTTGCCACCATGGTTGTGGTTACCGCTTTGTTGTAATCCTATTATTGTCCAACTACCACCTGTTGAATTTATATTAGCTGTATTTGTTGTTAACATTAATAATCTATCATTGTGTGTTAAATCTATGGTCCAGTTATCAGGTAAAGGGAACAATGCAAATAATATTTTTGTTCCTGTTTCAAATATATCAGTCGGCGTCGTTATTTTTAACCATTTTGATTCACTTCCTATATATAATCTTTCATTTGAATAATTATATACTAATCTTCCTTCATCAATAACACCTCTATGATTATGTGTTAATATATTTGATATTCTATGAACAAAAAATTTACCCATAGATTCTATACCGTAAAATTTCATTATGCTACATACCTCGCAATTGTAAACTTTTTATATTTAGGTTTCCATGCTCCATTAAAAGTATGTGTATGAAGACCGTCTATGGATAACGAATGTCTATGTGTACTAGGAGCAACATAACCATATAATTCTGATTTACCCACATAATCATTATCATCAGATGGTCCTGTTATACCATCATGGTTATGTGCTCCTTCTACTGATAATCCTGTTATTGTCCATGATCCTGCTGTTGATCCAACAAGACCACCATTATTAACAACAAGAATAGAAAAATCATCATACGTTACAATATTCCAATTATCAGGTAGTGGATATTTACACATCAATACTCGTGTACCATAGGTAAAAACATCGTTTTTACCTGTTAATAAAACCCAATTGCTACCATCACCATAATATATTGAATCTTCTGCCTCTGAAAAAAACAATCTACCTTGTTCTTCAGTTCCATTATGTGTAACTGATGCTACAGATGGCTCTATAGGTAATTTAAATTTTCCTCTAACATCAATTTCATGAAATTTCATATTAATCTCCTATTCAGATTCATAGAATCCTATAGATCCTAGCGTATATGCTGGTCTCCATGATCCATCAAATGCATGTGTGTGCACGGTATCATTATTCATATAATGTGTATGTTGTGGTATTGTTAGATATCTATATCTTTCTGATTTACCAACCAAAACTGATTGATTAGATTGACCCATACCTGTTGGTGCAAAATGATTATGTCTAACATTTTGAGTATTCATGCCTGTTATCGTCCATGATCCTCCTGTATCGCCTATTTGTGATGATGTTGTTTCTGTTAATACAATTCTATCGTTTAAATCACCTGTTTTTATATTCCAGTTATCAGGAAAAGGATAACTCATGAATAACATTTCTTGGCCATTGTTTATTAAGTCTTCAGCATGTGTTATTTGTTTCCAATCCGTATTACCACCAAACCATATACTATCGGTTTCTTTTGCATATAAAAATCTACCTATAGAATCTTGGTTCCATATTACATTTGTTATTCGACTCACCCGCCTGCACCAAAATCGGCCTCGCATGTTGAGTTCACCATATATTTTCATTTATCACCTCAAAAAGAAAGAGACCTTAGCCTGTATTATTTTTTGAATAAAAAAATCGGTATCGTGGAGTACGACCGTCAGTCACTAAGTTTAAGTTTATCTTCTAATTCAGTTTTAACTCTACTTAATTCATGGTTTAATTCGAACCATTTTAATTTTATTTTATCTTTTGTTTTATCATTTTTAATTTTTAAATCATTTATATTTATATCTTCAACAAGACAAAAATCAAATTTAAATTTACCATTATAAATTTTTCTAAATTCCATATTAAAAATTTCAATTTCTTTAATAATATCTTTTTTAATTTCATATTTTTTGCGAATATTAGAAATGAGATCACTATATTCAGAACTATGTTTAACTAATCCTATTTTCAAGTCTTTTACTTTTTCAACATCATTTATATATTCTTGTAATCTCATTTCTAATATTATCCTATATTACCAACAACCATTATATATTTATCATTTTTATCATATGTATATATTTTTATATTATTTTCATCAACGTCTACTATTTCCACTGGTTGTATCAAACAATTTTGTATTGTACACCAAACATTTACAATAGGATATCTTAAATTTAATGAATGTGTTACTGTATATGAGTAATATCCACTATCAGCAACCCAATTTGCAGCAGGTACAAAAAAATCTCTACCAAGAGCGCCTGATGTTTCGATTGTAATAGCATCCGCACCACTAATTGTTATTATATCTAATTCTGTTTTTATATCTCTCATAAGTGCATTACTTACAAGTTTATTATATGTAGATGATATTGAATCCTCTACATCAATTTTTTCTATCTGATGTACTTCATGAAACCATGTTTGTTCAACATGTGTTGACCATTCAAATGAATCATCATTACTTACAAGTTTATTCTTTACTGTATCCTCTGAATCTGTAGGATCTGCTAAAAATAGTTGATAAAACAATTGTAAATTATCTATACTACCAAATTTAATACCATCAGTTGATTCCCATTCTATTTTAAACAATTGATCTGGATCATATCCTATTTTATTACCACTTTCATATACATCACCTACATAGAATTCAAAAAATCCTGATGTATCTGTTGTAAATGTGGATTGATTGATTTCATCACCATTTGCTGAAACAGGTGTTGAATATAACTGTGCTTCTGTTGATGTACCATTTAAATAAACATTAATGCTAGCACTAGGTATTGGCGATCCCATCTCATTTTTTAAAAAAGCCCAAAATTTCTTTCTTGACATAATAATATTATCCTAAAATTGTTATTTCAGCATTAAATGTACTTGATACCCAAACTCGTGTTGTATTGTTATTTATCGATTCTATTCTTCTTGGATGAACTTGATATCCAGTTGATGTGTCCACTATTTGAACAATTGGAAATTGTCTACCTAAGTTGTGGGTTAAATCTGTTCTATAATAACCGCTATCTGATGTCCATGATGTTGTTGAAAAATATCTAGCGACGGCTGCTGAGGCATCAATTGATATTGTGCCGGCTGATGATAATACAGAAAATACATAATTCATCATTGAATTACTTACAAGTTTATTATAAGTATCATCTGTATCATTCCAATCAACAGCTTGTAAATCATGTGGTTCAGCTTCATATGTTGAGTTTACATGGTTATCCCATTTAAATGCCAAAGCGTTACTTATTAGTTTATTTCTTTGGTCTTTTGTTAAAGATGTATTGTCCGTTTCATCTACTTGAAATACAGGAGGAAAAACATCAATATTGTCGATTTCACCTAAAAGAATACCAGCTCTTTCCCACACCAACCTAAATCTTTGTGATGCTGTATAACCACCAACAATTTCATATTCATCACCTATCCAAAATTCAAAAAAACCATTACCATCACTTTCTAAATCAACTATTGATGTTTTTGTAGGTGATCCTAAATATGGATGTACAAATATATCCGCCTCGGTATTCGGATTATCATTTAAATATACTCTTATATTAACCCCTTCTAGTGGTCTACCTTCTTCATCGACCACATATTGCCAATAATGGTATCTACTCAAAACTAAAATCCTCCTTTGCAAATTGAATTATAAATATTATAATTCTGCAATTTATAAACTTGTTTTATTATATATTCTATCACTCTTTAAACATTCTATAATGAACATCTAACTGAACATTTGATGGTTTAAACAATTCACTACATCTGGTATAAAACATAATATTACCATTTTTATCAAATAATCCAATCTCTTTAATTGTATATTCATCACCAACAGGTATACTAAAATCTAATATATATTTATCATCGTATTCTATTAAATTATTTACATTTATAGATCCGCTAGCAGTTGGTGAATATAAACTACCCGCAGCCTCGGGATTCCATAGTTCAATATCTTGATCTCCTATCATCCAGTAACCATTATCAAATAATGACTCAAAAACAGAAGTTGCTGAAAATTCTCTTTGAAAATATACAAAAGCTGCATATCCAGAAACGGGTTCCGAAAATGTTATTTTTGTCCTGTTTACTGTTTCTTGTATTATGGATTCTGGATATACATATTCATCGCCATCCCAAACCTCTACTACAAAACCAGCTGAATCTAAATTATGATTAATCGTCCATACTGTTGATGGAGTATTTTGATAGAATATATAATCTTCATCTCTAATGGGAATTCTACCAGCAACCGATGCTGGAGCCCCCGATGTTGACCATCTTACTTCCATAACATCTTTACTAATTTCTTTTACTCTATCAGGAATTAAATATTCACTTCTATTTAAATTATATATATCAAATCCAAAACCACTTGCTCCTGATGATCCCATATTGTGTGTAATAGTCCATGTTCCAGAAGATATAACTTCTGTATGCAAATAGTTCCAAGTTTTTAAACCAGCAATATAAGCAGATCCTCGGGCAGATGATTCAAAATATAGTGTAAGTGAATTTTCATCATGTATTACAATATTGTCCATGTATGTAATATTTTCATATTCATCGTAAACCTGTACAATAACATCTTCTGTTCCTAAAAAGTGGTTTATTTTCCATTCCTCTTTACTTGTTGGTTGTCTAAATACGAAAGACTTAATTGCAAAATCTTCACCATAAACTTGGGCCGCTGATGTTGAAGCAGATAGAAAAAATGATCCTGTAAATCTTGAATCACAATAAGCTTGTAGTGATGGATCATATAATGAAATATTTTCAGAAAAATTATCAATTTTAGCTATAGGTGCTATTACAAAATGGTAATCTACATATTTCGATACTGGTTTCATATATTCCCAATATCTTATCAACTCTGTTGCATGATATTTGTTAATAATAGCACCGTCATTCATAGGTTCTTTTGATAAATCAACTTCTACTTTATAATGTGGTGTTAAGAATAAATTTCCTGTAGGTCCTATTGTATCAACAAAAGCTGAACTTAATTTATATGATCCAATATCAATGTTTATATTTGCTGTTGATCCTTGAGATATTTGTTTTAAATGATTTAAAACATACAAATAGTCTCTACCCATGCCATCATAAACTACTTGTAATGTATCTATTTTACTAGATTCAATTCTTCTACCATCATCAAACACTTCAGCTCTAATATAGTATGATCCCAAATTTTCATAAGAATATACGGTAATAAAATATGGTTTATCATATTGTAATGTGCCTGATAAGTAATCGCCTACCTCATTATTTTTTCTCAAAGATGTGCCGATACCTGTGGGTAGTATATCTACAAAAAAACCCACTTCATTACTTTGTAAAGCAAAATCCATATCATTTTGGTCTGATATTGCCCATATGCAAATACTACCTGAAGGAGATGTTGCGCCTGAACCCGGTGAACCACTAGCGGGTACATAAAAATCAAAACAATGTCTAAAACCACCAGCGGCATATGAAGGTATATTAACACCATCATTTAATCTTATTATTTCAGTTGCTGGATTAAAACTTTCGATTGAAATTAAATCATTTTCAAATAATTGTAAAACACTGCCTGAATCTTCACCATAAAAAGCTGTTAAATCTGTTAGATCACCACATTGCCAAGAGGGATCTGAACAATCTATTCCTCTTTGCCAAGGTGGTAAAGAGGATGCACTTGGATATTTTGATGGCATATAATCTTGGTACCATTCAATACCTGATCCACCGGATGGATGTATACCATATTTTTCTAAAATATGGTGTTCTCTAAAAAAATTAATAGGTGTTGCATCGCCATAAATTCTTTTATGACAATGTTCTAACCATCTTTCATAAATATTAAGTTTATTTTTTGTATTAGAAAATAATAACTTAAAAATAATATAGTAAGCTGTATATGTTCCTTTCCTTTTTAATACATAATTTAATTGGTCTACCCATTCTCTTAATATTGTTTCATTTAAATCTTTATCTATTTGTATATTGAATCTATCTGCCAAATAATATAAATGATCTATACTTATTTCTTTTGCATCAAAAAAGGACCACATATTTTTCATCATATTATATGTTTCATGATATACATGATCAAATGCCACATCCATAAAACTTGTTAATCTATCTGTTCTATTATGTTGTGGTAGACACTTCATTACCCAATTTTTAAGTCCTTCAAATTGAATATAATATTCTCCTATTGAACGAGACACTTCATATATTTTACCGAAATATATAAAAGATTTGTTTTTATTAATAAAATTACCATATTCAGAGGTATTATTATTTAACCAATCTCTAAAAAATGCATCTTTTCTAAAATACATTTCTTTACCTAATTCCAATTCTGTGGCTTCTGAATGTTCGGATAATATACCTTCATATGTAAAAATAAAGTTATCACCTTCAATTCTACTTATTATAAATTTATAACCTACGAAATCACCGTTATCCTTTAATTGATAAAGAGGTGTATATACACCACCAACAGCTATAATAACACCTTTTTGACTTACAAGATATGAATTAGCATCACCACTTCTAGGATTTTTTAGAATGTTAAAATATGTTTCAAGTATATTGTAATTAGAATCACTAAATTTCATTTAATTTTCCTGTGTAACTCTCACTGTATATTTTGCTAAAATTGGAAATTGATTATAACCTAATTTAATTCTTCTTAATTGGTTTTCTCCCGTATATGTTCCTATTGTTTCAACATAATATGGAAATTTACCTATAGTATTATATTCAAATATTTTATGGCTTATATCTATATCTCGTATATTTAAGTTACGAATGCCTTTAATATAAGAAAAATTATCATCTGGTGATACTTCTGTTGTGTCTAATAAAAACTCAATAATATCATTAAAATTTATTACACTATTAAATTCTTGATTGGTTGATCTAAACCAATAATCGAGCTTATTTCTTATGTCTGTTTGTATTAAAGTAAAATCATATCCTCTTTTAATTCTTACTCCAAAATCAAGAGAAAAATATATAAGATCGGGTAATTCAAATTTTTCATAAGCTGATATCATTTTTCTAGGTTCTAAATATAATGATAATGTATTTTGCCAGGTTTTACTAAACACTGTAGGTACCATCATATTTTGAGATGCACTTGTTCCCCAAGAAACAGTAAATGTATCATATTCAAAATCAATTGTTCCTTCACCCCAAACGTCTGGTATTACAGATATATGCACTTTATTATAATTATTAAAACTACCAGATGGTGCAATTTCTTGTTCTCCCCAAGCTTGTGCAACAACAACATCTGATCTTTCTTCTAAATGCGCTTCATAATCAACAGCTGTAACGTTTCTATATTGTGCATGTAAGGATGCTTTTGCATTTTCTTTGATTATAGCAATATCTTCCGCATCGGCACCGCCTGTTGATATATCATTGTTTATTATAGTTATTGAATCACTATCAAAATATTCAGCATCATCTTCATCATATAAAAATTCAGTTTCAGGTTGTGTTATAGATCCAGATGATACATTACCGTCCGCACCTAAAGATTTTAAAACTGTTACTTCTATTATATCATTTTTACCCGGTACATTTCTTGAAGTTGAAAATACAACTTTACTTCTACCATATCTATCATATACAAACATATAAACATCATCAATTGTTCTATATGCTGATAGTTCATCCCAAAAATCAGGAACTCTTGTCCATGCTATACCATTTATTCTTACTTCTAATGATGGATAAGTATCATCTAAATTATTATCATATGCATAATTTGATGGTAAAAATAATTCATTATCTACTAAATCGTCTCCTGTATAACCTGTTAATTCAATTACATCTCCTTGTCTAACAACCATATCAAATGTAAATTCAGATGCTGACGGTATAACTGTATATAAAATTGTATTAGTAAATTTTATAGTATTATCTTCTTCATCCGTTTCATCCGGACATTCAATTTGTTTAAATGGATATACTCTATATGTGTGGTCAGGGGTCGCACCGGTTACTGTAACCGTAACTGTTGTTTGTGATGAAACAGGTCCTTTAGGCTCATAGCCCATTTGTCTAGCAGATCTATTAACTGCTTCATACACATCAGCGGTTTCTATATGAATATTTTTTGCTATTTTATTTGCAAAAAATGTATTTAATTCAGCAATATATGCTATTAATTCTAATAGTACTGATATATTAGAACCCTCAAAATTATAATCAGCAAAAACATCGGAATTTTGTAATTGTGATTTTAATTTTGTTAATATACTATTATAATCTATTGATAGATAATCAGGTGTTAATGTAGGCATTTTTTCTCCAATATTTCTCTTTCTTTTATATTTATATTTTTATTGAGCTACAAGGACAAAATCTATTGTAATAACTTCTTCTATGGGTTTTACCTGAAACTCTAATGACATATTATATAAATTTTGATCATAATTAACATCAATATTTAATTTTATAATTTCTATCCTAGTATCCCATGTTTCTATCGCAACAATTATTCTTTGTCCTATCATATCTGCTGTTCTTTTATCTAAAGGTTCAAATAATAAATTTTGTATATCAATAGCAAATTCAGGTAACATTCTACGAGATCCTTGCATTGTAGAAATTATGTTTTCCAAAGAATTTATAACCGCATCTAATTCCGTATCTCTTTGTATATCTCCATCAGTTTGTTTATTTAATTCCATATCAATATCTGAATATATTGTTCTTCTATGGACCATTTTTAATATTTTCCTTAAATTAATAATTAATTATCGATAATTTTTTTAAAATTACTTCAAAAATGTCATAATTATGTGTTATTTTTCGCTGCTCCTGGACCAGCTCCAGGACAGCTTTTTAACGCTCACACACACATCTTTTCCACCAAATGTTCATCTATGATGCTTTAGTGTTTGAAGTTGCATGTGAAGAAAATGTTGCTAAAGATGTTGGTACTGATGTTGTACTGCCAGTTTCTGTATGTTTATGTCCATTATATAAAAGTATAAAACTTTCATGTACAAGCCTTCGAATCGTGTCTTGTGAGGCCAAATTTACTGTTCCTCCTGTTATTGTTGTATTAGGTGATGTTATTGTACAGTTACCCGTTACATTTATTGTACAATTACCTGTAATATTTACTGTTTTATTTCCACTTATATTTTCATCATGATTACCTTCCGTATTTATATCAACATCACCATTATGCTTCATTTCTATAGAAGTTCCACTTCTATGATGTATTCTAACTTTTGTATCACCATTAGTTGAATCTAATTCTATATAATGTCCTCCATGTACTGATAAGATTGTATTATTTGGATATCTACTCACTGCTCTTGCATGAAAATCACTTACACCCGTATTTGTTGGATATATACCATCAGGATCATTAAATCCTTCTCTTTGTGATTTTTCTGATGGTATACCTGGTAATGAAGCAAAATACATAGGTCTTTCATAATCACCATTTTCAAAAAACAACATTACTTGTGATCCTTGTAATGGTACACCAAAAAATCCATTACCAGATATTGACCCTTCTATTATTGACATACAAGGCTCTGCCCACGGTAAATGTTCTGTTGGTATTCCTTCTGTTGCTATCCTACTTTTTCTTTCTGTATGTAGTCCCCAAATTCTAACCCTTACCCTACCTACTCGCAAAGGATCATTATTATCTTCAACAACACCTCTATAAAATCCATATAATTTACTATCTATTTTGTTCATTATTATAAAAAACTCCCTCTAATTTACTCATCTTAACATATCTTTTATATTAAACTTATCACCAAAATAAGTTTTAAAAAGTATATCAACATTTTTAATCCATTCTTCATTACGGTATATTTTAATTCCAAAATATTCATCGGCTTTAATCATTATTTCATTCCATGATTTTAAACCTTTTTCTATATTTTTATCTGTAAATGCTGTATCAACTTGCTTTTGTATCGTTTCTTTTTTCGTAAAATCATCTGTTCCACCACTATATAGAAAGGTATAAAAATCTTGTATCTTCTCATTCCAAATAAATTTAAAATTCCCTGTAGGAAAAACTAAATATAAATTACCATAATCATCAGCTATTGAGGCCGAACCTGTTACAAATAAACCTTCCGACCTTGGTTTCCAACCAAATTTCTTTTTTAGAGCATTATCTAAAAAATTACTATATTTAAGAACAGAATGTTTAGGTCTTCTATCTTTTCTCACATTTCTTATAATTAAATCATCGTATATTTCAATCCCTCTCCAAATTCCTCTTTCTGATCGTATCATCACATTAACGGCTTTTTTACACTTAGATTTAATTAAACTTAAATGTTTTTCAATTTTATCATTCTTTTCATTTTTCTCTATAATATAGTTGTTTAATCGCACTATTGAAATAATTCTCCTAATTCATCACCTATTGGTATTAAATAATACCAATCACATTCAAACCATGTTTCATAATTTTTAGTATGCGCAGTTAAAATATCATTATTTACATGAAGACCATCTTTTATTAAATTCCATGCATTATTTTTTAATAATTTTTCTTCTTTTTCATCAATAGTTCCTTCTACATCTAAAATAAAATCTAATTTTTGTCTAAATAATTTAATTTCCCATTTTGGACTCGAATAGTTGAAATCTCTTGTTTCAGCCCACGCATAATTAAAATTACCAATTGGTAAAAAATAATAAATGCCTCCTGAACGAAAAAATATTCTAGCATGCTCTACAGAACTGGTTGCATTTACAGATCTTCTTCTAAGTGGTACTTTATGTTGATGAAACATTTCATCTATTAATTCACTATATTTTCTAAATGAATCAACAAGAGATCGTCGATTTTTTCTTACTCTCTTTTTATAATAAGAATTACTTGAAAATAATTTTTCTTTTACAGACCTCATAAAAGGTTCTCTACCATTTAATAAAGTTATATATTTATTACAGTCTTTTTTAATTTTATTATATTCTTTTATTGGATCTTCCCAATAAAATTGTTTAATTTCAGATTCATTTATTAAAAATGACTTTAATTTCATTTTATTCTCCAAAAATTATCCAAAAATATCAGAATTTTTTATTTCTTTTTTATAAATATCTAATTTTTTAAGAAATTTATTCCAAGTTTTTCTAGATATTTCATCTTCTTCAAAAAGTTCTTTGTATAAATCATAAAATTTTGATTTTCCTGTAGTTATTAAATCAACTGCAGCTTGGGCAGCAAATGCTTCAATTTCAACATGGCCAGATATATATACACTTGTTATTGCATTACTTGGGAAATTTGCTAAACCCTCTGATTTTAAATATTGTAAAGAATGAATTATCTCATGAGATAAAGCTGATATTAAATCTCTGGTTAACTGATTTTTCTTTAAATCGAACCATATTTTCTCACCGTTAGGTTTTGCAAATCTATCGAAAAATTTGTATACATCTTTTCTAACATTTATTATTATCTTGTTTTTTTCAACCATATCAAATATACCGATAGAAACAATTCTTGATAAACTTTTTCTTTTTTTATTACTTAAAGCAAATTCTACATAATCTGGATATTTATTATGTTTATTCATAATATCTATTAGTTGTTTATCAGATTTTAATCGAAAATTTATTTTTTTCAAATCTAACCAAATATTATTTAACATTGATGTTACTATTAGTTTCGCAAGACTTGTAATACCTTCAGTCGTTTCGTTTATATAATTATTTAATCTCATTAAAGTGTTCCTCTTAAAGTTAATTCGGATATTATAGGAGATTGTATAGAAAATAAATAATATTTTTTACAATCAAACCACATTTCATATCCTTTTTTATATGCTTCACTAAAATTTTTATTAGTAGAAAAAAAATTATCATTAATATATTTATTGATTTTATTTATTATAGGCTTTGGATCGTCATTAAATATGTTCCATTTTTTTATATCAGCAATATTTATTACAGAAAAAATACCTAAAGATTTGTCGGTAGAATATTCAATTAAATAATCTTTAACTAACGCTAAACGAAAATTATCTTTTGTTTCTTTGAATAATTGCATATATTTTATTAACATAGTATAAAAGTATGGATCCCATTTATCATTATTATCTGGTAAATTAAAATCACTCGTTTTTATAAATGTATAGTTAAATTTTCCAATCGGAAAGAAGTAATATATGTCTCCAAACGTTTTTAAATGTAATTTATCACCTTTTGCCATTACTGCCTGATCTCTTCTAATATGTTTATGACTTTGTAACCAAATATTCATAAAAGGAAATTCCCCGGATGATGTTCCTGATGGTTTTCTATTTGTTCTAACATTTTTTTCCATATACTCGTGCAAATTAGGACCGTTATTCACTGCTCTATATAAAGGTCGTGAAAATCCATGTATTTTTAATAATTTTATATATTGAGTACAATTTTTTTGTATTACATCCGCTTCACGTGCTATTTCATCTTTGTTCTTAATGTCAACTTCAAATTTTTTATTTTCTACTATAAAATTTTCTAATTTACTCATTTTTAAATTCCGTTGTTTTTCTACCACCTGTGGTATTTGATATAATAGATTTTTTTAATATTTTCGAAGGTGAATTTTGGTAACCATTTTTTATTAGTACCATTCTTTGTGTATACCCTATATTTGTGTCTTGACCTACAAAACTATGAACAATTGATTTCACTAAATATACACCTTCATAAGTTCTATTTAAAGATCTGGAGTCTTGATTTATGCTTGGCCAATCAAGATATATTTGATGTCCTGCATATCTTCTCTCATTGCCTAAAACTATTATATTTACTAAAAATTGTAAATTATATTGTTTTATAAAATTTGAATATGCAGCATCTCTTGTTTTTTTAACAGAATCATAATTAATAAAATCATAATTTGATATTATATTTTTATTTAAACCGTAAGTATCATCAAATAAACTATGTTTTCCTAATATAGTATTATATTTTAAATATTCATCATAGTCTATTATAGTTTTATTCATTTTTTTTGTTGATATATCATAATTTAACCATACAGATCTTCTCCATTCTCTAGTTAAACTATGATCTACGCCTTCTATCCACCAATCCAATATTTTAGTGCCTAATGCCATTTTATTGTTTTCAAAAACATATCTATTTTCATCTATAACATTACTACTTCCTAAAAGATATGATAAAGGATATAAATTTACAGAAA